TGCGGGATCCTTCACCCCGCCCGCCCTACGGAGTATGAGGACGGCAGGTTCAGCACCGAGGAGCTGGCAGTGCTGCAGGCAGACCCGATGCTGACGGTGCAGCTAGAACCGTCCGCCGACAAAGTCGGGCATCTTGCCCTGGAAGGCCTGGAGGACATGACGGTGGCTCAGTTAAAGAAACTGGCCGAAGATATGGGGCTGGACGTTCCGGAGAAAGTCACCAAGAAGCAATTGATGGAGTTAATTGTAAAGGAGCCGGTGGTGGTCGATGGCGGTGCGATGGCGGAGGTTTCTAAATGATGTACTGCACCCTGGATGATCTGAAAAAGCAAGTGCCGGAGGGCGTCCTGGTCGAGCTGACGGACGACGAAGGCCTGGGCGAGGTCAACGCCGGGCGGGTTGACCGGGCCATCGAAGACGCTGCTGACCTGATCAACTCCTACGTCGCTGCCCGGTACCCGACGCCGTTGAACCCGGTGCCGGGAGTGATCAGGAAGATTGCCGTGGACATCGCCCTGTATAACCTCTTTTCCAGGCGGGGATACGACGAGGAAAGTGCCGACAAGTCGGTTGTTGACCGGTACAAGGCGGCGCTCTCGTTCCTGGAACACCTGGCTAAGGGTTTGGTGACTATTGGGGCTAACCAGCCCCCGGTGGAAGGTGGCGCGATTATTCAATCCGGTAGCAGGGTATTTAGCCGGAAAAGCATGAGGAGCTGGTAAGATGGCGCGGGAAGGCATCCAAATTCAGGGCGACTTCCTGGCCGTGGAACGGCGGCTGGAGCGCCTGACTAAAGTCAAGTTCGCCGGCATACACCGAGAGATCGGCGAGTACGTTCTGGGCACGGTGCACGATCGCTTCAAACAGGGCGAAGGACCGGACGGCAAGAAGTGGCCTGAGTCCCACCGGGCCAGGGCGGAAGGCGGTCAGACCCTGGTGGACACCAGGCACTTCCAGAACAGCTTCACGTACCGCGCCAGCACGGACCGCGTGGATGTGGGCACCAACTGGCCATATGCCCACGTTCACCAGGAGGGGCGCGTTATCAAGCCCAGGAGGGCCAGGGCCTTGCGCTTCAGTGCCGGCGGCCGCTTGGCTGTCAAGAAACAGGTTGAGATACCGGCCCGGCCAGTGCTGGGCCTCAATGACCAGGACCAGAACGAGATCAGGGAGATTGTGGCGGACCATATCGGGGAGGCGATTAAGTGAACGGCGAGTGCAAGGACTACTTGGCCCAAAAACTTCGGGCGGCAGGAATTAACGAAATTTATCAGACGGCCGAGCAGAGCCAGAAACACCACTCCCTGCCCTACGCCCTGGTGGCTACCGGTATGGACCGGCTCTCCGGGCAGGAGCGTCTGGAGTACAGCCCCCGGCGGGTGGCCATGGAGGACGATCTGACCGCCGGGGTGCGGCGGGTACGGTGGCGGACCCACGTCAGGCACCTGCAGCTTCGGGTGGCCATTGTGCACCGGACGGAGATCGAGGCGGAAGCCGTCCTTACAGCATTTCTGGCCGGGTTGGACCGGAGGTTTTTGGACGCCGGCGGCAACGCGGTACTGGTGAACGCGGACATGGCCAGCCGTACGGATGACGGCAGCCTCCTGCGCAACCAGGCGGGGGCGGAGGCTGGGGTAGTCTTCCAGGGTGGGGTGTACCGGGACGAGGAATGACCTCGCTTCAGTGTTCCCCAGGCCATGACCCTGGAACCTGAGACGACAGAGGAGGTATAAGGATGGCCAAAGACAAGGGTAAAGACGAAAAAACCCTCCCGGTGGCGGAGGGAAAGACCATTGAAGAGCTGGCGGCAGAGAATGGAACGCCGGCCTGGGCCTTGGAAGGCCTCAAGGTCAGGCAGAACTGGGCCGCCGGCAAGATTGTAACAGAGCAGGAATACCAGAAGGCCCTTCAGGACTTCCTGGGTGGCCCGATGGCGAAGAAGGGGTGATGATAGACTATGCCGACCCTACCGGATGTTAACATCAGTATTCTGGACGGCGGCCTGGGGTTGGTGAGCCCAGGGGAGGCCGGCATACATGCCAAAGTTGGAGTATGTTCCTCCGGGACCGTGAACCAGATTGTGGGAGTGTCTGATCCAAGCAAAGTTAAGGACCTGTTCGGCACCGGCCCCCTGTCCAACGCCTTGGGAGACAGTTTTCAGGCGGGCAGCCGGGTGATATACGCCGTGCGGGCTAACGGGGACATACCGGGTACAATCGGGGAGATTTCTTCCACCAAGACCGGAACCGGTGACATGACCGCCGCCGGTAGCCCGCTGGATGCATACCAGGTGCAAGTGAAGATCGCCGACCCTGGCGGGCTCAATGCGGCTTCCTTCCGCTACAGCTTGGACGGGGGCGACACCTGGAGTGGCAAGCTGACGGTGCAGGCAACATACGCCATTCCGGATACCGGCATTGCGCTTAACTTCACCGAGGACGGGGTGAACCCGGAGAACAGCTTCAAGGCCGGCGATGGGTACAAATTCAATACCGAAGCGCCCGAGGCCAGCGTTTCCAGCATCCAGGCAGCGGTACAAGCCCTGTTGGATTCGGCTTACGAATTTGAGTTCATCCATGTGGTTGGCGAGGCGGACGCGGCCATGTGGACGGCCCTGGCCAGCCTAGCCAGCACCGCCAAAAGCAAGTTCCGCTACATCCACTTTCTGACCGAAGCCGCCGGACCGGCAGCCACTGACACGGTGGATGCCTGGGTGGCCGCGCGGGTGGCCGAGGCCCAAAGCTTCGCTTCCACCAGGGTGGCTGTCTGCGCTGCCAGGGCCGAAGTGATTGACCTTCTGACCGGCAGGCAGGCGGAACGCAACCTGGCCGGGATTTACGCCGGCTGGGTGAGTGCCTGCAAGATAGAGAAAAGCCCCGGCGAGGTGGCTCTGGGGGCTGTTCCGGGTATTGTGCGGCTGCTGCCGGAAGGGCTGAACGACGCCCATATCCTGGCACTGGATGAGGCCCGGTACGTGACATTCCGCCGGTACATCCGCTTGCCCGGTTTCTATGTGACCAACGGTCGCATGATGGCTCCTGAGGTTAGTGACTTCAGGTATGTTGAATTGCGCAGAGTAATGGATAAAGCCTGCGCTCAAGTGCGGACGGCGGCGCTCAAGAAAGAGCAAGGCGAGGGCACGCCGGCGGGCATTGATGCCCTGGAGGGAGACTTGACGGTACCCCTGGACATCATGACCGGGGCCGGGGAAATCATGGCCGGACGGGTAGTAATACCAAGAGACCAGGACGTGCTTGCCACTTCCACCCTGCGGACCAAGGTGCGGATCGTGCCGAAGCCCATCATGCGTTGGATTGAAGTGGAAATAGGGTTTGAAAACCCCTTCCAGTCTTAGGAGGTGAACCGGGATGATTAACGGCAAGCGCTACGGCTGGGAGGACATAACCATCAATCTGCCCCACGGCCCCCTCCTGGACGTAGAAAGCATCGAGTACAGCGACAAACAGGACAAGGAAGGCATTTACGGGCGTGGTTCCCTGCCGCGCGGCTACGGGGTGGGCAACTACGAAGGCGAAGGCAAGCTGACATTGAAGCGCGAGGAGTTCAACCGCCTGGTGGATTACGCCAAGGCGCAGAAGCGAAGTCTCTACCGGCTGCCCCCATTCAACATTTCAGTGAGTTACGCCAACGACGACCAGCCAATAACCACCGACCACATCAAGGGGGTTACGTTCACGGAGACGAGCAGCAGCTCCAGCCAGGGCGATACCAGCGTCAACGTGGAACTGAGCTTCATCATCTTAAATGGCATCGAATGGAATGGCCTGGGGCCGAACTAAGGAGGGTGAACGATGAGACCGAACGAGGAACAACTGGAAGCCTGGAAGGCGCAATACGGTGACGTGTACGAGCTGACAGGGGAAACGGAAGACGGCAGCCAGACCTACTACTTCATTTTCCGCAAGCCTGGACGGGCAGCCTTGAGCCGCTTTGCCAAGCAGGTCATGAGCGATGCCTTAAAGGCAATGCACAACCTGGTCTTTGACTGCCTGCTCTACCCTGACCAGGACGCGGTGCGCAAACTTTTCGACGAAAAGCCCGGTATGGCCATTTCGGTGGGCAGCGAGCTGCAGAAGATTGTGGGCACTAATCAGGATTTTTTCGTGAAGCGGTTGTAGCCAGGCTGGAGGCCTTAAAACAGGACGGCCTGGGCCAGACGAACTTGCTTATCTCCCTGCACTTCGGGCTGTCCGGCACGGAAGTGGCAGACCTGCCTGACGAGGAGTATATC